AGCTGCTTATAGGGGAAGGGTCTACTGTCGGCACTAATCCTATCCTTACCATAACTGATGACACTGTTACGGTTGGGGATGGCGCAGCGGTTGATACTTATCTCAACTTTGACGGGAACGCTGTTGATTATCGTGTAGGTCTTGATGATGGAACAGATAAGTTAGAGATTGGGGCCGGTACAGCACATGGAACAACTGCCGCAATTGCTATTGACTCTGCTGCTGATATGGTTTTAGGCGGTTACATCAACTTCCAAGATGAACAAGCCATAAGACCGGAGATTAAAGATTACGCTGAGACTGTAAATGCTATTGGTGATCTTGGGGGAGGCACTGACGCAATTGATGTAAGCGCAGGAAACGTTGTTACCGCAACAGTATCGACAAGCACACAAACCTTCACCTTTACCAATCCTTCTGCAACTGGCAAAGCCTGTTCATTCACGTTGATCCTGACTAACGGCGGTTCACAGACGGTTAATTGGCCGAGTTCCGTTGATTGGGCTGGAGGTTCAGCACCATCATTAACATCAAGTGGAGTAGATATATTGACATTCACAACGGTAGATGCGGGAACCATTTGGTACGGCTTTGCTGCCGGGACGGACATGAAGTGAGGAAAATATTATGCCATTAGGAGCGCACAAAGCCGCCATTATGGGAGTGGCCGGTGTATCTACCGGAGATGTAGTTCTGCTTTCGACGCAGACTGCTTCAAACTCTGCGTTAATAGAATTTACGTCTGGAATTACGTCAACTTACGGGGAATATATTTTCAGATTTTATAATGTTAATCCCGCTACAGATGCTGTGAATTTATATTTCTACGGTAGCACCGATGGTGGAAGCAGTTACGGGGTAACAAAAACAACGACGTTTGGGCCATACGCTAATGTTGATGCAGCTGATGATAATAACACAAACTTTGGCTACCACAGCGGCAAAGATGTGGCCCAAGCTACTGGCGCTCATTTTTTATCATATCAAACCGGGAATGGTGCAGATGAACACGTAGCCGGTGAACTGCATTTATTCAATCCTGCCAGTACAACTTATGTAAAACATTTTTATGCAAAGACTGTTGAGTATCTTAACATCGATTATGCGGGGGAAAATAATACAGCAGGATATTTCAATACGACTAGCGCAATCAATGCAGTTAAATTTGCGATGAGTAGTGGAAATATGGACGGTAAATTTAAGCTCTGGGGGGTAAAAAACTAATGGCAATGACACTGATCACAACTAATACTGAGTCAGGTGATGCGACATCTTCTTTTACTTCCAGCATAGATAACACTTATAAACTTTTCGTCTTCAAGTTTTATGCTGTAAACCCGGCAACGGATAATACGTCGCTTTACATTACTGCAAGCACTGATGGTGGGTCTAACTATGGCGTAACAGCAACGACTACCCACTTTATTTCTCATCATAATGAAGCCGATTCAGAAGCAGCAGTTACTTATGCAACAGGGGATGATCTTGCACAAAGTACAAACCCTGTGCATCTAACAATAGCGGAAATTGGTAATTTGGCAGACGAAAACGCCGCTGGTGAATTTTTCTTATTCAATCCATCTAATACGACTTATGTTAAGCATTTTTATGGAAGAGCAAATATTACTCTGGGTAGTCCCGGTTCTTGCGATAATTTCAGTGCGGGATACTGGAATACGACCAGCGCAATTAACGCTGTCCAATTCAAAATGTCATCAGGAAATATGGATGGTGTCATTTCCATGTATGGGGTAGGTTAATTATGGGTATACCAACACTAATAACAACTAATACTGAGGCAGGAGATTCAACATCTTCGTTTACCTCCAGCATAGATTCTACCTATGATGAATATATATTTGTGATGACGGATATTGGTCCCGATACAGATAACGTACATTTTACATTTCAGTTTAATGCTTCTAGTCAATCTGGCTATAACGAACCTTTAGCATGTGTTGCTTGGTATACACAACAGACAGAAGCTGGCAGTGTAAGTGGTCCTGAACTAACTAATGCAGCAAGTCGACAGGATACTGCAGAAGCTGCTTTTCAAAGATTATCTGAAGGTATGGGGAGTGGTTCTGATGAGTCAGGGGCTGGGATACTCCAGCTTTTCTCTCCAGCTAATACAACTTATGTAACGCATTTTTCTACTAAATTTAATTACTATACAGAGGATAATCGCACACAAACAAGATTTGTTTCTGGATATGTAGATGCGACTGCAGCAATCACTAATGTTCAGTTCAAGATGTCCAGTGGTAACTTTGATGGCGTAATTCAGATGTACGGTATTTCTTAATTATTAGGAGCAATTTAGATGGCAAGAACAAAAGTAGTAAACGGTGTAAGAATGAACCTGACACCGGAAGAAGAAACAGCAAGAGATGCAGAGGAAGCCCTATGGGCAGCCGGTGCTTTTGATCGCGCAATTGGGCGATTAAGAGAAGACCGTACCCGCAAACTGGTTGCTACAGACTTTTACGCCCTGCAGGACGTAACCATGTCTGATGCAATGACAGCATATCGTCAGGACTTGCGTGATCTTCCGGCGGGATTATCCACCGAAGCAGAAGTACAAGCCGTTAGTTGGCCGGTACAGCCGTAACATGGCTTTAATCCCGATTGATCAAGTCGGGCAGATGGGGATTGTCAAGGATATAAATGCTTGGCAACTACCTCTTAACGTCTGGACGGATGGCAATAATATAAGGGCAGAGCATGGGGCTATACAGAAAACCCCCGGCTATAAGGAGGTTATGGCCTCTTGCCCTGTTGCACCTTACTACATTACTAACTTAGTAGCAGGGACTGCATCTTACTGGATAGTCGGTGGACTTGCTGCTATTCATGTTCACAATGGTTCAACTTGGACAGATATAACTAGATCATCCGGGGGTTACAGTGCCACAGCCAGAGCGGGTTGGGTATCCACTGTCTTGGCTGGTGTTCTCATTATGACTAATGGTGTTGATGACCCACAATTCTGGGCATTGAGTTCCGGTGTACCTGCTGTGGGTACTAGAATGGCAGACTTGAGCAACTGGCCCGCCTCTACTGAATGTAAATCTATAAAGGCGTTTCGTTCCTTTCTGATTGCTCTTAATATATCAAAGTCTGGCACTAAGTATTCAAATCTAGTGAAGTGGTCACATGAAGCGGCCATACAAACTGTGCCATCCTCTTGGGATGAAACTTCGGCAACGATTGATGCTGGAGAATATGAACTTGCTGATTCAAAGGGGGCCATATTAGATGGACTTCCCCTGACAGACAAGTTTATGATTTATAAGGAGGACTCAATTTACCAGATGTCGTATGTGGGTACTCCATTTATCTTTGCATTTCGTCAATTATCGCCAACAATTGGCGCATTATCCACAAACTGTGTAGCGGAATTTGGAGATAAACATTTCATTTTTGGCAATGGTGATATCTATATTAACGATGGAATGAAGATTGAATCTATCCTCCCACATAAGATGAGAGATTATTTGTTCGGAAACATGAATGGTGATGAACATGAGAAGGCATTTGTAGTTGCAGATTATGGAAACACAGAGATGTGGGCTTGCTATGTATCATCTGGAAATACAACAAATGTACAGTGTGATAAAGCATTGGTTTGGAATTGGGCAAATCAAACATTCACAGAGCGTGATCTTCCAGAAACATCAATGATTGGATACGGTATTGAGGGTGATCCCTTATCCTCTGCATCATGGTCTGCTGATACATCTACATGGGCTAATAATTCATTGAATTGGAATACAGCGGGTGCATCTGCCTTCTCGAATACGGCTGGTAAATCCTTAGTGATGGCGTCTGCAACCGATACTAAAATGTATCGGCATGAAACCGGAAACACGAAGGATGGAACTAATATGACATCCTATATTGAAAGAACCGGAATAACTGTAGATGAGTCAGGACAGCCTAATGCTTCAACAGTGAAGAAGATTCTGTCTGTATGGCCTAAGATGTCATCCTCAGACGCGAATACTGTGAACGTCTATGTAGGCGCACAGATGTCAACAGAGGAAAGTATTACATGGGAAGGCCCATATACCTTTAATCCTGACTCACAATCAAAGGTTCCTGTCAGGGTAACCGGAAAATATATCGGTGTGAAATTTGAATCCACCGGAGATCAAACATGGAGATTGGACGGCTATGCTCTGGACGTTAAAAATGCAGGGAATAGAGGCTCCAAGATGAACTAATGGCTAAGCGTCTTGGCATGGGTTCTCAGTTTTGGAGGGATTACAGGGGCAGAGAAGCATATAGAAAAGCACATAAATTAGAAAGCCAAATAGTACAGGGTCTTTTGGCCGATCCAGAAGAATTAGAGCCGGGTCTTGGATTATCTACACCTTTATTGGATGTTCTTCCCGGAGGTAAAAGTATTGGGCTATTAGGCGGCGCAGTTCCTTTTGCAATTGGCGCAGCCAAGAAAGCAGCAAAACCAATAAAAGATGTTTTTCATGTCACCTTTGCTGACAAGGTTCCCGGCATAAGGGAAGGGGGATTAAGGCAATTTCAAACAAGCAACTGGGTGAAAGCAGGTACTCCCGGTGTTAGGTACAATGAGGATGCTGGATTATTTGCATGGGAAAACTCTAAAGATGCCCTGTATTGGGCTAAGAAGATGGAATTTGAATTTCCCGGAAAAGATATATCCATTTTAAGAATAAGGGGCGGTAAGCATTGGGGAGATGATCCAGCCGGGAAAGAGGCTTTCCAACGCGCTCTTGAAGGTAGGCCGTTGAGAAGTATGGAAAATATACCCGGCGAAGATGTAGTTAAGGAGTTTACAGTTTCAAAAGTACCGGGGGCGGGAACAATGGGAATTACTTTTGAGGAGTGGGTAGAGAGAATATCTAAAATGTTGGATTGGAAAGATTGATGGCTACTAATGTAGATAGAGTAGAGCGGTCTGTAACACACTATGAACCCGGCCCATTACCCGCAGACCCAGAGAGTCTGGGGTTATATCTTGTCACTGAACTAAAAAGACTGGGAGACATCCTATTAAACCAAGCAACATTCAGACTAGAGAGAACACATGAAGCACCGGCAAGACCCAGAACCGGAGACATCAGATTCGCCGATGGATCAGACTGGAATCCGGGATCGGGCGAAGGAATTTATTGGTACGGAACTTCTTGGAATAAGTTGTAAACTAATACACCCAGACAGTATCGCACTGATCTGGGATGAGGTAGAACCTCATATTGCACGTTGTACCCCTCACTCAGAGGGGGAATTAGATACAGATGATTTCTTTGATTACCTTGTAAATGCAGAAATGCAGTTATGGGTTGCGGTAGACAAAGAAATTATGGCTGTAATGATAACCCAAATAATCCCTTACCCTAAGAAAAAGGTTCTAAGGATTATTGCTATTGCCGGGGAAGATATGGGTCGTTGGTTTCATTTTCTCCCAGCTATAGAAGAATGGGCAATGGAACTGGGTTGTACTTCCCTGGAAGCCTGGGGCAGAAAAGGATGGTTGAAAGTATTAAAGGATTGGAAATGTTCATACCACATACTAACAAAAGACCTAAAAGGTAGGATGCACTAGATGGCTAAATACGACACGGCAAAAAAGAAACGAGACGAGGCTAAAAGAAAACGAGCCGCCGCTCAACGAATCATCTCAACCGGCATGATTAAAGGTAAAAAGGCGAAGCCCGCTCAAATCGAAGCCGCCAGGCAAAGAGGGGAGGCACACGCTTTTACGATGCGTGAGCAAGGCGACATCATGCGCGGAGAAACCGGGCGCGAACCAGGCGAGCGCACTTATTACACCGGGCCATTACCGCCGGAAGGTACACCTGCTCGCGATTGGCCGAATTTGTCCGAATTTCAACAAGCCAACGTTGGTCTTTTGGGCGCGCTTGGTGGAGATCGAGATTTATTTCGACAACGCTTTACGCCAGAGATGCAAGCCGAGTACATGCGGACAGGAAAGATTCCACAAGGCTTTGTTCCACCAAGAACGCCGCAACCCAGAACTAGAACAGCCGCTGAAACAGCAACCGGCTTGGAA